GGGGTTCTGTCTCGGTGCGGTTGGACTTCGCAAAGATGGCGTAATCGTAACGGCGAAAAACATCGCCGCGGCAAATATTGTTCCTACACACCACGCAGAAGCTCGAGTTGTTAGAAAACTCACGCCCGATTCTATAGTCTGGGTCACTCGAGTGCTGAGATCTACAGGCGAATGGACGATGTCAAGACCTTGTTTAGGTTGTCAAGGTAGAATGCGGGCTGCGGGTGTAAGAAGAGTCGTCTATACCATCGGTCCTGACGAATGGGGCACAATTCAATTAATCGATTGATGCAAAGTTTTTTCTCGACGAGGTACATATAACAATATGTCGAACGTAGTATCGCTTACCGAAAGAAGAGAAGTTTGGAAACAAGTTTATCGTAAGGATAATTTGCGAGTACAAATTTCGAATCACGGTCGTTTTAAACTATTGAGCAACAACGAAATCACTCATCTCGAATTTTTTGATTCTGTAACTTTCTTAAAGGAACTTAGCGAGTCTTTAGAGCACGTAATGTGTTCTATGTACAACGAAGGTCACTGACTTTACATTACGAAATAAGGAAAAAAACACAATGTCTAAGAAGAACAAGAATTTCAACAAGAACTTTAGTAATGACGCGCCGGAGATTTACAACATGGATGATATTGGCTACATGGTCGATGAGGCGATTCATGATCGAGCTACTCGATTGGAACACGAGAAATCTAGACTGGTCGCGATGAATCGCGATCCATATCTTTGGGAAGTTGAACTAGCGTATCTTCAACGCGAACAAGACCTGCGTCAAACTCGAGCTGCGCTACATGCTGAATTTGTTAAAAAGTTCGTTCCCGCAGCCGAAGTCGATGCTGTTTTAGCAGAAAATTCTGTGGACGAAGACAACGGACTTAACTGAAATGCTAGACAACATTAGTAATAAACAAAACACGATTTCTAGTTATCTTGGGTCTTTGCAATCGTTCCCGCAACTTGAGCATGAAGAGCTCGTTAAGCTTTTTCAGGTTTATGAAAAAGGTGGAAGCGGTGCTGTAAAAGCTCGTCAAAAACTTACAGAATCAAACCTGAGACTAGTCGTTTATATTGCAAAAAAACAAAAAGGACACAACATCCCGCTAGAGGATCTTATTCAAGAAGGTAACCTAGGTTTATTGAAAGCAATCGATAAATTTGACTGGAAGAAAGGCTTTCGTTTTTCGACATACGCGACGTGGTGGATTAAACAAGCGATTAGTCAATATGTTTTAAAGCGTAAGAAGATTATTCGTCTACCAGCTCACGCTGCATCCGCGCAAAAGAAGCTCATCGAAGCATCAGACGCGTTTAAAGAAGTTAAGGGATATGGTCCTACTTCGGAAGAATTATCTGAGATTATTGATGTTTCTGAAACAGTAATCAAGGCGACGATGCAGTCGGGTAAAAACATTATTTCACTCCAACAACAAATTGGAGATAATGGTAATTCTACCCTAGAAGACAAACTTGAAGACAACAATTATGCCAACGATCCATTCGAATCGTTGGCTAAAAAAGAAATGATGATCGTCGTTAAAGACGTGATGTCTAGTCTTTCGATAAAGGAAGCTGCGATCTTAAGATTGAGATTTGGATTGTACGACGACATTGACTCAAAAGACTACGAAGTAACAGATGAACAAGCTAAGCTAATCGCAACAGGACAGAGTCCAACATGAATTATTTGTTGTTAACTTTGTTTTTGTCTACAGTTTTTAACGTCGTCGTTTCCGTCTTCAATTTACGACAATTAGTTTTTATCAGAAAATTCATAACTGAAAGTCAAGAGCAGGATTTGCAACAATCCCAGCAAGAAGCCCAAGACATACACAATATTTTAAATAATCGATTGTTGGATTTGCAGAGTAGAAAATACGCTCTTCAACGTGGGACAAAAAGAAGATGAACAAAAAGAAAAATGGTAACGCAAAAGGTTATGCTACCGTTCTTGATGACGATGGTATCAACTATAGAGAAATCGCAGATATTATGTCCGAGATCGGCTTCATAATGAATCATTCGAGTGCGCGCAATTATGTGTTGCGAGTTATGACCAAATTTGCTGAAGCTTTCGATAGAGAGTGGGATTTAAACCTTTCCGAAGGCAAGATTCGTGATGTGGCTGCATCGCCACAATTTCAAAATGTTATCTCAGATCTGCTACATAATCTTGAGACTTCTCAAGAAAATAAGCTGACGCCATAATTAATTGAGGAATTATGTCAAAATTTAAACCAAAAAAACTGCCACCGATTCGTTTAACGGATCTACTAAAAAAGAAAAAAACAAACTTAAAGCAATTTTTAAGCGCTTCTGGTATTACTACCTATTTCACATTAGAACAAAAATGCGACAAAATGGGAGTTTCTCCACCACTCGAAACTGAATTTCATGAAGCGGTTGGTATTATCGTTTCATCTCCACAGGAAGGGGTTGTCGTTCTAGACCCTCCCACTCTTTTAAAAGATACAGGTAAAAAAATTCAAGTCGATGAATCTCCCACTATTCATACGCAAACAGTCTCTGAAGTAAAACTAGAGATTGATAATCTTAAGCAAGATGCAATAATTAAAGAAAATTTGATTTTGCAAAAATCTTCGAAGAAAAAGAAAGAAACTGCGACAGAAGAGTTGTGAAATGTTCGACGGACGCATGATAGATTGAATCTATGCAGTCTGTCATCGACATCCTGGAACAGCTCGAGGCCAACAACTCTCGTCTATTCAAAGAGGAACTTCTTGAGTCTCAGGTCACCAACGACCTACTCAAGAAGGTCTTCGTAGCCTCTGGCGATCCTTACATCAACTATTACGTGAATAAATTCAAGATACCCAAGGCGGAGGGAATCGGTGCCGATGATCTCGTTCTAGAACATTTCCTTGATGACATCTACGAAAAACTCTCCACGCGTAAAGTGACTGGCAACGCCGCCAAAGATCTCGTGGTCCGACTCTTCACGGACATGACCGGTCCACAACAGAAGTGGTGCCAAAGGATCCTCCTGAAAAATTTACGGTGTGGCGTCCAGTCCACCACGATCAACAAGGTGTGGCCTGGTGCCATCGTTGGATTCTCGGTTCAGCTAGCCGAGACCCTAAAGACTCGGTACGAGGACGGTAAGGGAATCATCATCTGCGAACCGGTGATGTATCCGACGTGGGTCGAACCGAAGCTCGACGGTCTTCGGTGCATAGCCGTGAAGTATTCGGGCGAGGTGACGATGTTCACTCGCAACGGTACCGTCCTCGAAACCCTACCTCGGATCAAGTCTCTCCTCGAATCTGCTCCGTGGGACGAGTTCATCCTCGATGGGGAGGTCATGGGTGAAACGTGGAATGATTCTGCTTCGGTAGTCATGTCTCACAAGAAAGGCAAGGACGATTCGAAAATGATCTTCCACGTCTTCGATGCCCTGCCATTTGATGACTGGCGTGATCAAGAGAGCCATCTAGACCTTGAGGACAGGTTGGAACTCGCCGAGGAATTGGTGTCGCAGGTCGGCAATTCGGCCGTGGTCAAAGTCCAAGGTCGACTAGCTAATGATCAAGATGAGCTCCTCGCAGCATACCTCCAGGACACCGACGCCGGTTACGAAGGCGTCATGGTAAAGGATCTCGTCGCTCCATACCTCTTTAAAAGATCTTCTAATATTCGCAAACTAAAACCAATTAAGACGTTTGAAGGAATTATTGTGGGTCACTACGAGGGCCGGAGAGGCTCCAAGCGTGAGGGCCTATGGGGCGGCTTCGAGGTCGTCCTGCCTAACGGTGTGGTGACTCGCGTTGCGGGCGGATTTACTGATAAACTAAAGGCCGATATTAATCTAGATCCGGATTCGTGGATTGGACGAATCATCGAGATGGAAGGTCAACCTGATCCTCTTACGGGAGATGGATTGACAAGGGATGGTAAGGTTCGGTTCCCTGTCTACATTCGCGAACGTGACCCTAGGGATGTTGATCCGCGACTAATCGAAGTTGGTAAAAATTATACTTGATTGGTAAAATAGTCTCAACGCAATATGACAAAACCATGACAAAAAATATTTCAATTTAGAACATTGAATTTAGATTCTTCTACACGTTTTAGTACTTATTACGAGTTGCTTACGCTGGTGTAAGTAACGCTTTAAAAGGTATTAAAACTATGGCCATTTCAAGAATTCAACAATCTCAAATTTCTGGTTCGTTGTCTTATTTAGACAACCTTGCTATGGGCTCTGGTCTTTCCAACAAGACCAAGCTTTCTGATGATCTCAACGCCCTTCGTTCTTTGATCAAGGACGTCAAGGGTTCTTCAGCCTGGTATGATGCGGCATCGCAAGATCTCTCCGAGATCTACGCCGCGATGCATGCGCAGGGATCTGGCGCCGCTTTCCAGGGCGCAATCGCGACCGTCGGCAGCGCGTCTATTGGTGCAGCGCTCAACGTCACAGGAGCAGCTACGCTTTCAAGCACTCTAAGCGCCGGTGCTTCTACGCTCAGTTCGCTAGTCGTGTCGGGAAATGGAACCGTCGGTGGAACATTAGGCGTTCAAGGTATAACGCAATTAAAAA